ATGCTTATGTATTCGTAGATATGCTGGTTGAAGCTTATGCTAAAACTGGTGATGTAGATTTCTTGAACTACATGTTGGAAGCTGAAAAAGCAGATAAAGCTGACGATAAAGTCGTTTCAGATGCTGCTGCAGAAGGCGATAAAGCAGAAGCTGAAAAAGTAGATGGTTTCTTGGCTAAGATTAAGAAGTATGCAATTGACAAGCCCAAAGAATGGATTGCTGAACGTATTGCTGCTTTGAATGCTAAGATGGTTGAATATCGTCAGAAACTTGAAGCTAAGAAAGCTGAAGGTAAAGACCTCTCCATTTTCCAGCAGATCTTGAAGAAGATTGCTAGCTGCATCGAATGGTTGACTGAAAAGTTGACGAGTGCAAAACGTCGTGAAGCTGCTTTGGCTGCTCGTAAGACAGCTGCTGAAAAAGCTGAAGACAAAGCTGCTGCTGCTGACACCGCTGCAAAATAATTGATATCTAATATGATATTTCATCCACTAGGAGTTTAAAACTCCTAGTGGGTTTTTAATCACATATCGTGTAACAATTCAGTAATTAATCTACTAAGGCGAGGTACTTAATATGAACGGTTATGAAAAATATAATGATATAGATTTATTATTGAATGAAGATAAAGATGTATTAGATACTATAGGAGAAGTTGGAAAGGGACTAATAGTAGCTATATTAGTTCGATTTGCATTAAAGATCTTTATTTATGATAAGTTAAATAAGGCTATCAAAATCAGAACAGATAAGATGATGAAAGGGAAAGAATTAAATAAGTGGTTTAGAGATCAGATAGCTGCTATATATAAGAAGAACCCAAATCTTATAAAATTAGATAAAAAAGAATTTGACAATACTCCTAAGATGAAACTTCTTAAGGCTTATATTACTCAAACCAATTTAAAAAGAATAATAAAAGATGCAACTGCTGGTTTAATATATCTTGCTCTTTTAGGTCTACTTGGTGCTATCTTTAAATTCCCTGGAAAACGTATTTTGATTGTACCTCTTATCATTTACTTATCTTATCTTGGTTTTGATACTGGTAGAGCCTATGATTATATTGGAGTAGATATAGATGGTGAGTATGTTACTATGGGTATTAAGATACGGAAATCTTGTAAAATAGAACTTACTCAAGTAATCTGCTATTCTAAAGATAAAGAAGGAAATTATTATTCTCATGCACTTCCTGATCCTCCTAAGAGTTTATATGCTTTAAAGAAAGAAGAATTAAAAGAAATAGAAGAGTTCTATATGAATCATATTAAGAAGCATAATGGTAAATTTGTTATCGATAATGAATTTATAGAAGGTTTAGAGGACTTATAAATGGATAATGAATTAATAAATATTTTAATGGAAGATTATCGTATAGAAGAATTATCTGAAATGAATATGATAGACTCTGAATTTATGGAGTGGCTTTATGAAAACAAAATGCTGGATGAAGATACATTCAATGAAGAATCTTCTGACTCGAATGATCAGTGGAGAATGGATAATATAAATTCTATCCAACAAAGCTTGAATACCTTTAAGAAGTATATAACAGATCAAGCTAATCAAAACTCTTCTTGGCTTAGCAAAAATAATGATATTATCTTAAATGCTAATAAGTATCCTGTAAGAAATGGGGCTAATATAAAACAAGCTCCTGATTATAAATCTGCTATTAATAGAATTAAAACTCCTATTTCTACAAACTTAAGTGGAATTGATTTAAAAAGAATAGAATTGCCAAACCAAGATCCTACTCAACCCAAACAAAATGATCAACAATTGATGAGACAGAATTTATGGTTGAAAAAGATGTTTATTTCAACCTATAATGGAGAAACTGAGTTTCAAGATTTTGCAAAAATCTATTATTATGGCAAAGATAAGGTTCATGATATATCAACTCAAGAATTACAGCAATTTCTTCCCAGTGCATACAATTTCTGCAATTCTATAAATACCTTTATAAAATCTTTAGAAACAGATATCCATGGGTATATAAATTATATCAATAGAAATCCTATTACTGGAAATACAGAGAACCCTATCACTCAAACACAAATAAACAATAATAATATGAATACCGCTGTAAACAAATCTAATACTGCTAATATGGCTACAGGAAATGCATCATCTAATACCAGTTTGAATGCAGATACTGACTTTACATTATTCTATAATAAATACTTTGGAGAATTCTATAATAAGTATTTTGGAGACTCATTATCAGAAGCTGATGCGACACAACCTCAACAGCAAAATGCAACTAATCAACAACAGCAAACAAGTAATGCAAAACCAAAGATGACTTTTGATAATAAAAACACTTCTGGTCAAAATGGACAAAAACAAAATGGTGAAGATAGCGATACTACTATTTGGAATAAGAAGAAATTAGTTTGCAATCTTGTTAGGCAGATTCTTAGTACTAAGATGACTGTATCTGGAATGATATACAGAGATATGATGTCATTTATGCAAACCCATGTAAATAGTTATTCCAAAGGCACTCAAAATACCCCTAATCAACCTCGGCCTCAACAACAAAATCAGCAACAGAAAGTGAATGATAAATAATGGGCTTATTTGTTTTAGATGAAGCAAGAAGAATCAACTCTATAGAAGGTATTAAGAATAAAATAAAGAGATTGAGTAGAGGATATAGCCACCATCCTCCTGATGAAGAAAAGTATAATAAGGTAGTATCTGGTCCTAGTAAATACAAGACTAGAAATAAGAAGGCTAAATTTTCTCCAAAGAATAAAGATGAACGTCATATCGAAAAAGATACTATAAATGGAAATGCTAAAGATTAATATATCTCGATAGGGTTAATTCCCTATCGAGTTAATTTTGTCATAAATTATATACTATAATAGTGGAGGATGAAAGGAGGAGATTATTATGACAACAAAAGTATATCATCCTGTAAAAATTATTGGTGGGGTTGCTGCTATATTAACTTTGGCAGAGGTATTTGGAGAAGTATCCAAAGATTTCTATAAGTATGAAATTTTAGCAAAACCTAGGAAAGAAAGAAAGAGAAGAATAGAAACTAGTAAGTTAAGTATTAAAGAAAAGGAAACGATTAGAAAGATGTATAAAAGAGATATGAAAGGAAGTTTTGATAAACAATGGGGAGAATCTGATAAGGAATACAATTCTATAGATGATATTTTAGAAATGTATTAAAATAAGGAAGAAAGAGGGAGACCTCTTTCTTTTTTATTTATTAACAGATAATAGGTTTGTAATTGACTTTAATATAATCGGTTATATTATACTTATTTTTTTGGTCATTAAGAGAGAAGAATATATTATGGTTATTGATATACTTATAATGCTTTCATTTCACTATTTCGCTGATTTTGTATTACAACCAGATGAGTTAAGAAAAAGAAAAGAGAAGTCTATATTTATAATGATATTCCATTGTCTATTGTATGCTACTGTGGTTATGATGGGGTATTTAACTATAATAAATATTCCTATATGGTATAGATATAGTAGGCTTTCTTTTGCTATGCTTTTTCTTTCACACCTATTTATAGACTTGGGAAAAAGAACAGCCCATAATACTATATTAAAGAATAATAGGAAAAATCCATATTTATCTCATTATAAGATTAAGAAATTAGATAAGAAGATCTTTGCAATAGATCAGATATGCCATATTATGATTATCTTGCTCATATATTTTTGCAAGTAAAACCTATATATAAAGTATAAAGAATAGAGGTCACATTAATGAAGAATTATGCTTGCCCTTATTGTAATGCTTCATATCATAGAAAAGATTTAGTAAAGCATATAGATAAGAATCATCAAGATGAACTTCCTTTAAATTATACAGCATATCGTCTTGTATATGATATTGTGAATAATAAAGATGGTCATGGGAATTGCACTGTATGTGGAAAACCAACAAAGTGGAATGAAAAACGTCAAAAATATGAAAGACTTTGTGGAAATCCTAAATGTTATGAAGCTATAAAAAAGACGTATAGAGAAAGAATGATGAAGATCTATAATAAACCACATCTTTTAGATGATCCAGAACAACAGGAAAAAATGCTTGCTAATAGAAAGATAAGTGGTAAATACAAATGGTCAGATGGTAAAGTGTTTACTTATACAGGTAAATATGAAAAGAATCTTATGGAGTTTTTAGACAAAACTTTAGAATACAAATCTGATGAAGTATTAGCTCCTGGTCCAGTATTAGAATATGAGTATAAAGGGAAAAAGAAGCATTGGATAACAGACTTTTTACTCCTTCCTTATAATCTAATCATAGAAGTTAAAGATGGAGGAAAAAATCCTAACAATAGAAAAATGGTTGATTATAGAGCTAAACAAGAAGCTAAAGAAAAAATGATAACTAACCTTGGAACTTATAATTATCTTAGATTAACAGATAATGATTTCTCTCAATTGCTGTCTATCTTAGCTGAACTTAAAATGAATGCAGTAGAAGATAAAACAGAAAATATTTATAGGATTAATAAATAAGAGGTGTAAATATGAATTTTCTTGTAGACTCTATTACTGATTCTAATAATATAGAGAAGATTTTAAAAAATGAGAAAAAAGATTCTAGTCCCAAACTCAGTAGTTTATATAGAGAATATGTAGATGGACTAAAGTCTTTGATAATGAAATATAAAAATAAAAGTTCAGTTGCATCTAGATTAGATCTTGATGATCTTAAGATAATTCATAATTTAAAAGTTATGAAAAATTTAGATAGTGATTTTTTAAAGAGAATGTTTTACATGATACTTGTAAATAACAAAGATAAAAAATCACAAATTGAATTTATAAAAAAAGAATGTGAAGATAATAAACTTTTTGCAGGAAGATACTACGAAGCACCTGATTTGATGAATGGTATCCCTGTAGTAGAAATCGATATACAAAAAGCTTTATCCATATTTACAAAAGAAGAAATATGGTTAAATGGTATAGATTCTAAGACTAATTTATTTATACCACCTAAAGAAATGGGGTATAATAATGAAAAATTAATCAAGCATCTAAGATCTCAAGCTAAATATTATAATAAGCACAAGTCTATGACAACTTTAAATGTTGTAAAATTAATAGAAGATTATGATCAAGCTGTATATGAAGAAATTACAGATCATCATAACAATAGGGTTAAACTTGCTAAAGAACTAGAAGAGAATTTTAAAAGAGCTAAAGAAAATAAAAAGAAAGTTATTGCTAAAATAAAGTCTAGTAAAGATGAAGAATATAAGACAAAACATAAAAAGATCTTAGAAAAGGTTTCTAAAGAGTATTTAAATCTTTATGTATCTATAACTAAGTATATACGAAGATATAATATAGACACAGCCTTATTGTATAAAGAGTATATAGGAAAAGGTAGTTATATTATAAACTTCATTTATCAAGACGTAGTTAAAAATAATGAAAGATATTTAGAAGCTAAATAAGAAAATGTAATATTATGAGGTATATAAGATGGGATTATATAGTAAAGAAAACGTATTACTATCAGAAGAAGTAGCAATGCTTCCTTCTGTGTATTATAACGTTATAAATGAAGAAGATACACTAGACCCAACGGATATAAATAATAATGTAATGGGGGGATATTTAGATAATCATGATGATATGATAGGGTTATCTAAACATCCTAAACGTATGGAGATATTAAATAACTTTACACAAGCAAGAAAAGATTTAAGAGGAAAAGGCCTTGCTGATATAAAAAGAGAAATAGACAGTAGACCTAAGACTTGGTTAGCTTCTAAAATTGCTAAATTTAGAAATCTATATACTAAATTTCTTGCTGAGTTAAATAAGGAAAGAGATCTTAGAAAGCAAAATCTTATTAGAAAATTTCTAAGAGTTATTTTAAGAATTATAGATTGGATTGCTATAAGATTACAGAAACTTGCTAATCATGTTGGTAAGAAAGATGATAAGTATTCTGTTAATCATATCCTCTCTTATCAAAATAAGAAATACAATGGTCAATTAAGTGCTATAGAAAAATCATATAATGTAGCACTTCCTACAGTATTAAAGATTGATGATGAAGAAAATTTCAACAGGGGGTTTAAATACGGTTCTAAACCCAAGAGATAAGAGAATACTAAATATTGATTTTTACATCATAATAATGATTTACTATACTTTTTAAGAAAAGAGGAAATTATAAATGGCAACAGCTAAATATAAATACGTTAAAATGGTAGCTCCTGGTGGAGCAGTTTTGAACTTTATTGGTATCGCTGGTACAACTCCTGAAGTTGTATTGAGCACAGATTTGATTAAGAAATGCATCAAATTGGGTGTAGCTGTATTCGAAATCAAAGAAACTGAAGAAGAAATTCTTGGTACAAAACAGATTAAGAAAGAATTTATTCCTTTGACTTTGAAAAAAGAAGCAGAACTTAGTGAAGCTGAAAAGAAAATCGGCTTTAAAGAAGTTGATGGTGAAAATGGTGGTAAAGCCGTTGATGAAGCTAAAGTTAAACCAATTCCTGATTTAGAAGAACAAATCGCTAAGAAGATGAAAGATGCTAATGATGAATTTGTTCGTCAATGCATTGCTAAATTCGAAAAAGAAATCAAAGCAAAAAATGAAGCTGAATTAAATCAGAATAAAGATCTTACAGAAGCTGAAATTGTTGAAAAGAAAGCTAAAGCTCACTTCAAAGCATATTATGAAGACCTTAAAGCTAAAGAAGAAGCTGCAGCTAACCATACAGAACCTAAGACTTCTTTTGATAAAGGAACTCGTTATCGCCGTATCTCCGATTTAGTAAAGTTTAAAGAAGAAGCAGCTACAACACCTGGAACCGAATCTTCTACACATACTTCTAGCTCTGAATCTTCTACACATAGTGCTACTCAGCCTGCATCTGGTGCTCCTCAAAATTCTGCACATTCTGGAATTGGAGAATCTCAAGGAGGGCATTCGTCTTCCTCTCAAACGGGTCCTCAAGCAGCACATGACAATCAGGATACCCTTTAATATATAGGATGGTATAAATGAGCTTATTCATAAACAGAGAAATATCCCTCTTCCAAGAAGATGGATATTCTCCAGATAAATATTTCGAGCCAGATATAAATAGTAATATTATATCCCCTAAATTTAACTTTACAAGAGCTCCAGAAAATAAAGAAGAACGAGATAAATGGGTAAAAGTAGCTAGAGAGAATATCTTAGATATTGCTGGTACTGCTAGAATATTTGATGGTGAAAACGGATGGCTTCAAATTGGTAAATATAAAGGGTCCTCCGTAACCAGATATAATCCAAATGAATTAAGCATGAGTAAGAATGAAGTAGATAAGTATAGCAAGAAAGCAATAGATGCTATCAAAAATATTTCTAATTTAACTGTTCTTGAAAAGATGAAATATTGGATAGAATCTAAAGTAGAAAAGTATAAGCTTTTTATTAAAAATAAGAAAAAAGAACTATTTGCAAAGAAAATATTCGAAACTGATTCTATATTTGTTAAAATATATAAAGCATATGAACTTCTTATAGGCTATATAATAAAAATATTTTTAAAGATAATAGGGTTTATTGTTTCTATGATAGCTAAAGCCCACCGTTATGTAAAAGATAAATATTATAATAGCAAGTATAAGAACGAATTATCTGGTTCTAATAAAGGTAATATTAGAAATGAAATAGAACGTAGAAAAGCTGAAAATGAAGTAAAATATAGAACAGATGTTCTTGCAAAAGATAATGATTTGGAAGCTACTAAACGTGGTTAGGTGGATTATTTATAATTAATAAAAATCAATATTATCCTTAAAATATAATAAAGAAAGGATAAAAAGCATGTCAATATTTACAATGAATGAAGGATATGGATACAATGATATCTATTCATTAGAAGAAAGTCGTGTAACAGATGCTCTTAAATCTTTTAAAGAAAAAGTAGTATATCTTTTTAAAAGATCTAATGAAATGATAGTTATCTCCAAGAATGGGGTTACTAATAATGCTGTTAAGCAAGATGTAGAAAAAACTGCTAATTTCATTGAAAAAGATATAAAAACTGTTGAAAACAGTAATGAAGTTAGCAGAGAAGATCTTACTACATTGGAAAGGTTTAAGAAACGTTTAGAAGAAAAGTTAGATAAGTGGGATAAAGAAATTAAAGAATTGAAATTTAAAGATGAAGGTATTGGTACAAAAGTTATCAATGCTATCAAATGGGCTTTTATCCAGATTAAGAGAATTTTTACGAAAATTCTTAAATTACTTGTATCTGCTATTTCTGCTATTTATAACAAAATTAGAGGAGTAGACTAATGGGATTATTTGTATTAAGAGAAGATAATCAACCTAATCAAACACCACCTCAATTTTCTAATGGTCAATATAAACAATGGGATAATGGTCAAACATCTATGAGCGTTATTATGAACAATATGGTTCAAATTACCGCTCAGGTTCAAAATGGAGAACAGGCTATTAATTCTCAAAATTCCAACCCTCAAGAAATAGCAAATCAAATCAATGAAAAGGCTAATCAGATCGTTTCTTTAATCAATAAATCATCCGAACCTA